AGCCCCGTCTCCTTCTCGTGGTGACCCGTGCAGCGCGCCATCTGCCAGGGCTCTCTGCTCATGAGCAAGACCGGACGCATCTACCGCGTCGTCCAGTGCACGGAGAGCACGCTCAAGAGCGGAGAGATCGGAGTGATCCTGCATCCGCACGGCTACCGCGTGCGATGGGTGCGTATCGAGAACATCTCGCGCGACTACACGTTCGTTTCGTCCCCGGACATCGTCCCACCGGCATTCGACATGGAGGTCTAATGGCCACGATCGAGGTGTACGGCCGCCGCGTCTCGCGTGGCGGATTCATGATCAGCTACTGGGGTCGAAAGCTGGCCTACTCCAGCGAACGCGGCGCGTGGCCCGACTGGATGCAGCCCTGGGTGATCGTTGTCGTCGTGCTGCTCATCGCGCTCGGGAGCGGTCGGTAGCCGTGCGCCGGCCGCGCGCGCTCGACCTGTTCTGCGGTGCTGGCGGTGCGGCGATGGGGCTGCATCGTGCTGGCTTCGACGTGATCGGTGTGGACGTCAAGCGACAGCAACGCTACCCGTTCCGGTTCATCCAGGCCGATGCGCTCGCCCTTCCCGTGCGCTTGAGAGACTTCGATCTGATCTGGGCGAGCCCGCCGTGTCAGGCGCATACCGCTCTCTCGAAGATGTGGAACGCGCGCAAGCACGAAGACCGCATTCCCGAGACGCGTGCGCTGCTCGAAGCGTCGGGCGTGCCCTACGTCATCGAGAACGTGCCCGGCGCGCCGCTCAAGGCGTCGCTTCGGCTCTGCGGCACGATGTTCGGACTGCAAACCCCGTGCGGTGCCGAACTGCGCCGGCATCGCTACTTCGAGACGAGTTTCCTCGTGATGCAGCCCGAGTGTCGTCACGGCTCATCTACGCTTGGCGTCTACGGCGGCCACGTGCGCGACCGCTGTCGCGTCGTCGGTGTCTACGGGGAGAGCGCCAACAAGGCAGACCGCCGCCGCACTATCACGGTCACCGGGCACACGCCGCAGCAGAACGTTGAGCGTAATCGGGTGCGCAACACGTACACCGCGGACGATGCGCGGGCTGCCATGGGGATGCCGTGGGCGACCATGGCTGAGCTATCGCAGGCCATCCCTCCCGCTTACAGCGAGCACATCGGCCGCTATGCGCTCATTGCGTCCGGGAGGGATGTCGCGTGAAGAAGCCTCGCGGCAAGCGCTGGCACGCGGTCGTCACGAAGAAGGAAGACGTGATCGTCGTGAAGATTGCCCTGCTGCTGCGCGAGGTCGATTACCCGTGGCTGCGGCAAGCGATCATCAAGAAGGCGTTCGTGTTCAACGGTGATGCGCGCCCGAAGGAATGGGAATGAGCGCACTCATGGGCGGGGGCGCTAGCGCCCGGAACACGGTGTCGGGGGACGGCGGGGGTCGTCGCCACACCACAGCCGGCGCTCCCTCTCATGCGAGCTATTCCGAGTTCATCGAGTCGAAGGCGCGCGTGATTCCGGCGTGCGGGCTGGACACCGTACCGACGCTCAATCCCGCACTGTTCCCGTTTCAGCACGACATCGTCACGTGGGCACTGCGCCGCGGTCGCGCCGCGATCTTCGCCGAATGCGGGCTCGGCAAGACGCTGATGCAGTTGGAGTGGGCACGCTGTCTGCCGGGACGCTGTCTCGTCCTCGCCCCGCTAGCGGTGGCGCAGCAGACGGTGCGCGAAGGTGCCCGCTTCGGCATCGAGGCGCACTACCTGCGCAGTCCCGCGCGCGAGACGGCTCACCGCATCGTCGTCACGAACTACGAGATGCTCGAACACTTCGAGCCGGACGACTTCGTCGGCGTCGTCCTCGACGAGTCGAGCATCCTCAAGGCGTATGACGGCAAGACGCGCAACGCGATCATCTCGCGCTTCGCGGACACCCCGTATCGGCTCGCCTGCACCGCAACGCCTGCGCCGAACGACTACATGGAGCTCGGCAATCACGCGGAGTTCCTCGGCGTCATGAGCCGGACGGAGATGCTCGCGACGTACTTCGTCCACGATGGCGGCGAGACGCAGCAATGGCGCTTGAAGGGCCACGCGCGCTCCGAGTTCTGGAAGTTCGTCGCGTCGTGGGCGATGTTGCTACGGAAGCCCTCCGACCTCCACTACGACGACGCCGGCTTCGATCTGCCGCCGCTAGAGGTCCACGAGCACCGCGTCGCCGGCCCGCCTTCGGACGGTCATCTGTTCGCGATGGAGGCTGCCACGCTGCCGGAGCGCATCGCGGCCCGCCGTGCGTCCGTCGCTGATCGCGTCAAGCTGTGCGCCGAGATCGTGAATGCCTCGGATCGTCCGTGGGTCGTCTGGTGCAACCTCAACACGGAAAGCGGCGCGCTCGCCGCGGCGATTCCTGGCGCCGTCGAGGTTCGCGGCAGTGACGACCACGCCGAGAAGGAATCGAAGCTCGGCGCGTTCTCCCGCGGCGATTACCGCGTGATCGTGAGCAAGCCGACCATCGCGGGCTTCGGGCTCAACTGGCAGCACTGCGAAAACATGGCATTCGTCGGGCTCAGCGACTCATGGGAGCAGTACTACCAAGCCGTGCGCCGCTGCTGGCGCTTCGGCCAGACACGGACCGTCCACTGCCACATCATCGTGGCCGACACGGAGGGCGCGGTCGCGGCGAACGTCAAGCGTAAGGAACAAGCCGCGGTTGCGATGAGCGGGGGAATGATCGAGCACATGCGCGACGAGATGGAGTCGAACCTGCGCGGGACCGAACGCCGGACCGCGCCATACGAGACCGACATGGCGGGCGGCGATGGCTGGACGCTGCATCTCGGCGACTGCGTCGAGACCGTCGAAGCGATGGCCGACGAGTCGGTCGATTTCACCGTGTTCTCGCCGCCCTTTTCGAGCCTATACACCTACAGCGCGAGCGACCGCGACATGGGGAACTGCTCGGACATGGATACGTTCGCGCGCCACTTCTCCTACCTGATCGAGCACCTGTACCGCGTCACGAAGCCGGGCCGGCTGTGCTCGTTCCACTGCATGAACCTGCCGACGAGCAAGGCGTTCCACGGCTACATCGGCATCCGCGACTTCCGGGGCGATCTAATTCGCATGTTCGAGGCTGCGGGCTGGATCTTCCATTCCGAGGTCGTGATCTGGAAGGACCCCGTCACGGCGATGCAGCGGACGAAGGCGCTTGGGCTGCTCCACAAGCAGCTCAAGAAGGATTCGAGCATGAGCCGCCAGGGCATCCCCGACTACCTCGTGACGATGCGGAAGCCTGGCGAGAATCCGAATCCGATCGAGCACACGGCCGACGACTTCCCCGTGTCGCAGTGGCAGCGCGTAGCCTCCCCCGTCTGGATGGACATCAATCCGAACGACACGCTGCAATTCAGGAGCGCGCGCGAGGATGCCGACGAGAGGCATATCTGCCCGCTGCAACTGGAAGTGATTCGCCGCGCGCTGAGGCTGTGGAGCCGGCCGGGCGACCTCGTGCTGTCGCCGTTCGCCGGCATCGGCTCCGAAGGCGTGGTCGCGTTGGAGATGGAGCGCCGCTTCGTCGGCGTCGAGCTGAAACGTAGCTACTACACGCAGGCGATCGCGAACCTGCGGCGAGCGAAGCGTCAGGAAGCGCTATTCACTCACGCCACGGAGGCTCAAGGATGAGACTCGCAATCCTGCTCGCGCTGCTGGCGATCGCCGCACCCGCGCACGCCGACAAGACGATCACGACGCCGGGGACGCTACTCCGCGACACGACGATCACCGGCGACCTGAACCTCAAAGGCGCGCACGGCGCGGTGATCAGCAACGTGACCGTGACCGGCTCGTTCGCGTGCCTGCACAGCAACGACGTGGTGCTCCAGAACGTTACGATCCTCGGCCAGCGTTTCTGCTTGAACAAGTGGGACCTGTCGGCGAGCCACGGCTTCATCGGGCGGCACATCGTGGCCGAGCACCTAGGTGAAGGCGTCACGGACGGCGACCATATCCTGCTGTGGTTCTGCGACGACGGCACGATCCTCACGGACTGCTCGTTCAAGGTGACGCACAACAACCCCTCCACCGACGCGACGCACTGCGAGTACCACTTCTCTTCGTACAACCGCATCGAGCGCCGCAACCGGACCGTGTACGTGATGAACCAGCCCGACGCGAAAACGTGGCGCTGGCGAAACACGGTAGACAAGGGGCTGCCGCCCGAGGCGCAGTACGGCTGCTTCAACAACTTGTTCGACCACTGCTCGTGGACCGCGACAGGGCCGGGCGCCGCGACGTCGCGCTGGTGCCCGTCGTCGTCGTCCACGTGTGACGGTTCGGTGCCCAGCTGCGTCGGTCACTGGAACTCGACCATGATCGGCTGCGAGTTCCACATGGACGGCGGCACGATGGAGTGGCAGGGCGGCTTTCAGGGCTGGCACATCGACAGCACGCTGTTCGATGGCAACGTGGTCGCGTACGACGTGCATCGCGACACGCTGCGCTGGTGCAAGGTCACCGGCAAATGGTCGTGGACCGACCAATACCAGCGCCCGCTCTGGAAGCCGGGTGACGTGCAGCTCTGGGGCAACACGTTCGCTGGCGGCGTCTCGGTGGCCCCGACGCTCGCCGCGGTGCCGGGTGCGATGGTGACCAGCCGCCCGGCCGCGGACACCTGGCCACCGAACGCGATCGTCGACGCCTTCGACGGTGCGCCGGTCGGTCCGTGGCAGCGACTGTGGTTCAAGGCGCCCGGCGACGACGTCGACGGCACGGCGCGCGTCGCGCGCTACTTGGTCACGCTCGCGCGTACGAACAACGTAACGGCCGAGTCGACCGTCCGGGCGTTCGCCCAGCCCGACACGCTCGCGTCGACGCCGGCGCCGCGCGCGCCGGGCGCGCGCGACACCGTCTGGTTCCGCGTGCCGACCGATGCCCAGTGGCGCGTCGCGCGCGTGTACGCGGTCGACGCCGCCGGCAATCGCTCATTCGGAAGCAACCGCGTCGGAGTACTCGGCGCCCTGCCCGGGTGGGCGGTCGGTGCCGTCGGCGCCGGCGCCTCGCTAGTGGCCGCGGCAGCGTACGCGCTGGTGCGCCGCCGGCAGACGACCGTGGTCGACGGGTAACAAGAAGCGCCACCGGTCGGGGAGTTCGCAAGGTGCGGGCGGTTCCGGTGGGCGCCTGGCGCGGGCGGAACGGACGACGTAGCGGCCGACCGGGAAACCCGCGCCTTTTCCTTACTAAGCGCTAGATTATGCTTGACCGGTCGTGCATTGTCCTGCTATTCTACTGGTGTCGCGGCGGTATGGGACCCCGCGGCAACAACGCAGGAGGATGCAGTGACTCTCACCGGAATGACCGAGGTCACCTTCGCCGAGATGGTGCGCGACGCTCGCCGCGCCCCGCGCTACATGCTCGGTGACTCGCCCTTCAAGGGCGCGGTTCGCGAGCCGGCCGACATCGTGGCCGCGTGGCCGGAGCTGAAGACGGCGGAGCGCGAGGTGGTCGGAATCCTCACGCTGAACACGCGGATGGTCGCGTCGCGCCGTGTCGTCGTGAGCCTCGGCTCGCTGAACGCGTCGATCGTTCACCCGCGCGAAGTGTTTCGCCCGGCGATTCTATACTCGGCCGCGGCGATCGCGCTCGTCCACAACCATCCGAGCGGCGAAGTCGACCCGAGCGAGGAAGATCTCGCGATCACGGATCGGCTGGTCAAGGTCGGCACGCTGCTCGGCATCCAGGTCCTCGATCACGTCATCATCGGATCGAAGGGCTTCTACAGCATGAGGGCTCACGGTGACGCGGGCCTTCGGTAAACGGGCGGGCGGGGGCGCGAGCCCCCGCCTTCCCCACTCGACTGCGGCGGGTGGAGCCCATACTCCCGAGGCGCCGGATGGCCTTCGCGCCGACTGGTTCCGAAGCGAATCGTGGAGAGCATCCTCCCTGCGGTACGGCCCGTCGCGGTTTCTCCAGGAGGTAGTCCCCGTGAACAAGCAGAGAGGTTCGAAGATCGCGCGTGAGCTCGGGCGCCGCGGTGGGCTGAAGGGCGGCCGTGCTCGAGCGGATCAGCTGTCGAAGGAGCAGCGCAGCGAGATCGCGCGACGCGCAGCTGCAGCGCGCTGGGGCTCGACGTCGAAGTCGACCACGTACCCGACGCCCGCGCCGGGGCACGACGTGCATGGCGAGGTCGCCCGTCCGCGAGCTCGCGTGAGCATCACGCTGGTGTCGATCACGGCCGGAGTGGCCACGCTCGAAGTATGCGAATCGGGCTACGACTCGTTCAGGGAGCTGCTCGGGATCGGCGATCGGCTCCTGCTGAACGACGGCCTACCACGCGTGATGACGAAGTCGTAAGCGACCAAGGAGGAGAATGATGGCTACGCCGAACATCGATCTGCCGATTGTGTACGTCGGCTACCGCGTGCGCGAAGAGAGATGTCCGGGCTGCGGGAAACTGGACGCGCATGCTGAATGGCAGCATCGCGAGCCGCGGCGTAAGACCCTCTCGCCGGGTCCGCCTGAGTGGTGGATCTACCATCTGCTTCTGACGTGTCTCGGTTGCGGTGTCGCATGGCGCTCGCGGTACAACTTCACCGAGGAGAACGTGCCGCTGCAGTTTCGCGCGATCGGCGGCACCAAGGAATCACCAGACCCCTAGGAGACAGGCTCCCGCTTAGCGCCTGAATCCGCGCAGCCACTTCCCGGTCCGCCGCGGTAGCGGCAGCTCCTCCTGCTTCGGCGCCGCCTTCTCGGGCGGCCGCGCCAGCTCGAGCGCGCGAGCGCCGAGCCCGCGCACGGCATGCGGGCCCATGACGTAGAGCCCGGCGAGCGCGTACACCTCGAGGTCGAGCGCCTCGTTGCGTTCACGGAGCTTGACCCACTCGCGTACGGCGCCGCGACCCTTCACGTACTTCCGGATCGCCTTCTCGGCGGTCAGCTGCGCGAGATACTCGTCGTCGACCCACTCGGGCAGGTGCATGAACGGCGTCCGCGGCGCGCCCTCGCCGGCGGCGCGCCCGATCTGCAGCCGCGACATGACGATGTCCTTGCCGGTGTCGACGCACAGCACGAACAGCGGGATCCCGTAGCGGTTGTTGACCGACGGCCGCTCGACAAGCGGCCGCCCGGCGATGCTGCCGCCCTTGATCGGGTACACGTGGCGGTTCGTGCGCGCGGCGCAGTAGCGATAGACGTGCTCGGTGTGGAGGCCGCCCGAGTCGATCATCGTGCGCGAGACGCGGACCTTGCGGCCGTTCTCGTGATCGAACTCCTGGAAGATGAACGCATCGAGCTCGCGCCACGGCTTCTCCTGGGCCGGATCGCCGAGGATCTGCGTGAACGCGATCAGCCAGGACTCCTCGTTCTCGCCGTAGCCCTTGACCGTCGCCTCGAGGCGATCGCCCTGGACGTCGACGGCGGCAATCAGCACGCCGACGCCGACCGGCACCTCGGCGACGTAGCGCTCGAGCCGCGTCCTGAGCGCGCCGACCTCGACGGAGTCGCCGCGCTCCTCCCAGGTCTCGCCGAGCACCGTATTGACCCAGGTCTTGAGGCGGAACGGGTCCTCCTTTGCCTCGAGGAACTCGGACACGCACGCCGCCCACGACTTCCACCCTGCCGGCGAGTACAAAGCGGACAGGTGGAAACCGGCAGTCGCGCTGGCGGCCGCGGTCGGCCGCCACTCGCCGCCGAGCAGCATCGCCGTCTTGTGGCGCTCGTCGATGCGGGCCTCGCACGCCGGGTTGCCACACACCATCCGCGTGGTCTCCGGAGCATCCTTGTCCCACTCGATCCGGTGGTGCGTCGGGTCGCTCCAGGTCAGGTAGTCGCGGTGGCCGCACGCCGGGCACGCGAGGAAATAGCGGCGCTGGTCGCTCGCGAGGAACTCGCGCTCGATACGGCTGATGCCCTTGATCGTCGGCGTGCTGGTGAATAGGAGCTTGCGGCGCGAGAACGTCGACGTGCGCTTCTCAGCGAGCGCGACGGGGTCGCCCTGGCCGTCGACGTCGCCCGGGTACTCGTCGACCTCGTCCATGAACAGGTAGCGGATCGGCATCGAGCGCAGGCCGGCGCCGGAGTTCGCACCGGTGATGATCAGCACGCCGCCGTCGAACTCCTTCAGCTGGACGGTATTCCCGCTGTCGCGCGAGCGCGCGTCCGCGACGCGATCGCGCAGCGCCGGCGTCGCCTCGATCATCGGCGCGAGGCGCTGCTTCGAGACGCGCTTCGCGATCTCAACCGTCGGCTGCACCATCAGCATCGGGCCCGGCGCGCGGTCGATCACGTAGCCGATCCAGTTGTTGCCGCACTCCGTCTTGCCGACCTGCGCGCCAGCCATCACGACGACGCGCTGCGCCGCGTGCGAGGGCGACAGACAGTCCATGATCTCGCGCAGGTAGGGCGTCCTAGAGGTGCGCCAGAGGCCGGGCTCGCTCGAGGCGACGTTGCTGAGGAAGCGCGACTGGTCGGCCCACTCGCTCACGGTGAGCGTCGGCTCGGGCGTGATGCCGTCGGCGAACGCCGCGGCGCAGATGTCGGCAACGCTCGTCACTCCCTTCGCCTCCTAGACGTCGGCGCCGGCGGCGTGCCGAGCTCGGCCAGCGCCGCGCGCAGCTCGTCGAGCAGCAGTCTGTGGACGGTTGCCGGGTCCGACTCGCCGGCGAGGATGGGTGCGATGCGGTCCGGGATCCCGAACACCGACTCCCGGGCTCGGCGAGACAGGGCGAAGATCTGCTCCCGCACGTCGTCGATGCTCACGAGGTTGCCGGATTTCTGCTCGTACTCGAGGCGCGCGAGCTTCGCGAGGTACTCCTCGCGGTCGGCACGCGCGGTGGCGAGCTGCGCGGCGACGCGGTGGGGTTCCCAGTGCACCACCCCGTTCCCCACACCGTTCGGTTCGTG